GTGGACACTAAGGTGATATAACCATCTAAGATTTGAGGCCAAAGGTAACCAACCGTAACAGGCAAACAAGGTCCAGGTTGGTATTCATCTAAGTTTTCAATCCACCCATTAGGGCCATCAAATGCGTCCAACCACTGGACCATGACAGGTACTAATTTGTAAAAATCATCCTTATGTGCCATACGCCAAACAGTATCAGATTGACGCGGTGTAGTGTTTTCCTTGGTATGTCGCCCACCCGTCATAGATCGGGATGTTATGGTAGGCAAAACGGTGATCCCCGTCTGTTTGGTAGTTAATAACCGCCAACCCTTGCTGCCAATCCTCATAGCGTCGTAATGGTCTTCCATCAAGGTCTACTCCTCCATTTGTAGATGGTACCGCACCATCAATACGAGCAAGGGTGCCAGGGCTAGCAGCCATAATAGTCCTCGGACCATCGTAGTCTTCTCGGGTTTTGAAGGCTTGTTCGATCCGATGGATGTGCCCGTAAATAACCGATGACTTCTCACGGGCGAGATAGAGGTGCGCCGTACTACCATTACTTTTTACTCTGTTTCCATGAACAACCCGAAGGTTGGAGTTAATCCAGACATCAGAGGCGGGATAACCCGCTCGGTACTCTACACCAAATTCGTCCATGCGGCAGAGGTAGGGGACGGAAAGTACAGGCCATGAATCTGGTGTGTTTCCCTTGCGCAGTCCATATGCCGCTACAGCGTTTGTAAGGATATTGCGAGGCATTCGTTCTTCGTGGTTACCAGCGAGCCACACAATTTCTGCGTTAGGAGCAGCCGCTCGCATTTGAGCGCACAGTAAGGTAGCGCGATCAATTGAAGCTTGCGTTGTCTGCTGGTACGCCGGAGTAGTGAGATACTTACCAAACTCTGGAAAGTCCAAATTATCTCCAACGCACACAATCATTGTTGGCTTTGTGTCACGCGTAATGCTCAAAGCAACTTCAATTGCTTTTTCATCATGGGTAGGTTGGAGAGTACCGTCAACCCCACGAAAGTAACCAATCTGCATATCAGGGAGGATGACCGCGTTAGTCCATCCTTCAGTGATCTTTGTTGGCTTTGAAATGGGGGGTAGTTTTACTGAGGGGCCGCGTTGTACAACAGGCCACTCAGGTCCGCTTTCCCACTTCGGGCTGAATTGGATTGCAGCCAAATCATGGATTTGGGCTTCTCCGTCTTGATCTTTTGTTAATGACTGATATAACGACACTTTTTGAACTGCGCCAATATCATTGACATCAATGTCGTTTCGTTCCAAGATTTCCAACAACTTGCCAAGAGTTTTCGTCTTGTTTTCTGCTGGTGGGGTATTCAAACTCTTAAGCAATTCGTTCACAGGCGCACCCTTTGTTTACATGTCGTTGGATAGTGCTCACGCTGACAGAGTAACCGCTTTGCATCAGAACTCTGTGTAACCACGTCACACTGTAGGTCTTGGATTTTCCTTGACCTTTGTCGTTGCGGATTCTTTCAATGGATTCATCAATTGCATCCTGCACTTCCTTTGGCATATCAGCCTTGACGACTGACAACTTGCACTTAACGGAAGAATGATCGTTACGAGGTGTCCGTAACTCAGAAAGCAGTTTTTCTTGTGCTTCGTCTGCCACTTGTGTTTCCTTTAATGTTCTGCACTAGAAGTGCATTCGTTTTACGTACATTAGCATGTATCTCATTACGGTGACAATCGAATCTAAATCTTACCGGTCTCTCAGACACCGTTTGACTCATTCTCATAAATCGCGTACAGTGGGAATATGTGCAAGCTGACTAAAGAAGAGTTTGATTTCATCTACGAAACCCTCTTGGCCTCTGTTACGGTTGAGAATTTTGAAGATGCAGAAGCGGTTCTTGGTTTACAAGACCAAGCTTTTGAAATTATGGAAAACGCCAAAATTCGGTAAGAAAAGGCGCTACCCACAACTAGTTACTTTTTTAAATGCCACCCAATGTGGTCATTTAAACGTTCAGACACCTGATTAACACCGTCCTTGACTTCAAGGATTTCTTTCATCACGTTTCCGTGATCTTCACGGTTTTGCCGGTGCATGTCTTTAAAGGCTTTAATGGCGGCACCAAGGAGACCCCCAACAGAGGTCACCGCAGCAGCAATGATTGTTGCAACTCCTACATCCATCAGTCAAAGCGCCTCATTCGTGCGTTGTTCGGGTTGGCCTTGTCATAAAGCCAACGGGCTTTGTTACGCATACGACGAGATTCAGTAAAACGTACTTTAGGACGTACCCCAACTTGCTTGGGTTGGACATCTAACTTTTCTGGCTTAAAAGCGTCCAGTGGATCGGCATACACCTTACCAACACCAGACATAGCCTTAGGAATCTTAAAGCCATTACGCGGAACAGCACCGTGGGGAATATAGGGATTCCTAAACTCCGCCCCGTACATTGGGTGTTTAATGCGCTGTTGGGCAGCGTAAAACTCGGTTTTACGTGCCCGTGTTACAGCACCAAAGTTATAGCTGTTAAGTGCAGGACCACTAGAAAATGGGTTGGCGCTAGCCATTGCGCCCTATTTTCAGTCGCTGACGACAGTCGGGTTCGGGCGGTTCATGTGACCACCAGTGTTGAACTCACGCTCAAACATTGGCATCTGGTCACCTGCCATTGCACCCTGCACAAACTCTGACAACACTGTCGGAGCCTCAATCCACGAAGCCGATCCAACGTGAGCACGCTCGCGCATGGTCTCCATTGGGTACTTGTAGAACATCTCCGGGTTATTGTGGTTCATGCGCATTGGAGAAGACATGGTGTCGAAGTATGCACCCTTACCAAAGTCGTTCGGGACATCGGTATCGGTAGCAACACCTTCCTCAAAACGCAGCGGACCCTTATTCATTGGAATGCTGGGGCCAAGCGAACGCTCAAAGAAGTTCGGGCTACGCTCTGGGAACATAGGGGCTGGTGAAATATTCACTTGAAATAGTCCTCCGTTTGGGGGAATCGGATACCCACTACTTTATCATCTATAGAAAGGCGATGTGCCAACTTGCACTTCGGGCATGGTGTCTTGGACAGTCATGGCACAGGCAATTGCAAGGGAGTCGGCATAGTCGTCAAATGCACCCTTTTCGTTAGGGGCTTCAGCAAGCATATATGGACCTTTGTACACCTTTTCTAGGTCACACATTTGCTGGTTGAACTTCTTCCATGAGCGGGTGCGGCGAGCCTTGGAGTGCCCTGGAATAATAAGTTGCTCTCGCTGAATCAACTCAGTCAAGTGCACCCATCGCTCATGCTGTGCCTTGGAGTCCGATGACACACCAATAACTTCAATCTCTGGAAGAAGAATCTGAAGACGTTCGGTGACAGCCCCACCAACACCTTGTGAGTCAACACCAATACGAAGTACATCGTAATTTCTTAGGAAATCAATAATTTCAAAATACTGAGTTTCCCATTCTTCATTGTTGATTTCCAACCAATTAAGAATGCGGTGCTCATAGAAACCAAAAGGATCAGGATGGTCCCAGTCAACCCAAACAGCGGTAGCCACCGTAGAGTCATTGGCACGGGCTACGTCAATACCGACCACAATTGGGGTACGCCACCATTGCTTAACCAGGGGCATTGAAGGATCGTACAAACGACTCAACCTCTCTTCGGTAACGAACATTCCTTTTTCTAAGACCCACTTGTTGCAGTAGGACATTTGGAACTCGTCCGAATCTTCTCCAATACGCAACTTTTCCTTAGAAATAAATTTTGCATAATTAGAGTTGTACTTTGCTGCCACTTTCCAGTCATACTCAAAGTGGGCTGGCCTAAACCTCTTACCGGCGTTAACTGTACGGCGCTTGTTGAATTGAATCATTTTATAAAAATATGACTTATTTCGCGTAGCCGTTCCAGTTAAACAGATACTTCCGTTATTGAAGGCAAGCATCGGTTTGATCGACTTAGTGATCATAAACTCATCGGCTTCCTGAGCCTCGTCAATGACCACAAAGTGGTAAGTCTTTGATTCAATCTTGGCTTTTGGGTTACAAGTCTGCATACGGCAGAGAGAGCCAGCATGCTTCAATGTAATGATTTTACCCTTACCTCGCGTTCCTCCAGAAGCTGCCTTGTCATCAATCTCAGGATCAAGAAGGAACTCAAGAGCGTGATCACTGGTCAACTTAGAAACAATACGACCAAAGACGGTTTCAGCCTGGTCTTCAGTGGGGGCAAATACACCACACCAGAAACCTTTTTCAAATTTACCCAACCAGGTTGGATACACCTTTGCCAACTTAGGCAAGATGACCATCATTGAAGCCATCACTGCGGAGAGCACCTCAGACTTACCCGACTGGCGCGTAGCAATAACTGTCAACTCGTCACCGTCTCCTAAAATAATGGATTCGATGATTCGATATGCAATAGGAACCTGATAAGGGAAGAACTGAACGTCACAGAATTCTTCTGTGAAAAGAAGACACCTTTTTACTAGTTGGTCAACAAACTCAGCGGAAGTTTCGTCTAATTCTTCCTCTAGTTCTTCCTGTTCTGGAATGTCTTCTTCGGTAAGCATATGACTACTTTAATAGATTAAAGGGGGTGTCGGTAGGAGGAACCGACACCCCCGCCCACAGTGGCAGGGGGTAGGGGGGTAGGAAACCACTGTGGGAAATCACGACCTCTCTTTAAGAGTATGCCAGATTTGATGGAGGGTGGTGATTGACATATCCATTTCACTGGTGGTTGTCCGATCTGACCGCCACTTGTCAAACGTAGCGCCAGTCTGCATCAGGCAAACATCCATCCAGGCAAGGAGATCGGAAGTATGCATGTTTTTAATGCGAGCAGGAACTTCGATTCCAGAGGTTTCTTCTTTCTTTTTCCAAATTACCATGAGGCAATATCCTTTGCTTGTGTATCTAATGCTCTGCCCTTCATTGCAAAGAGCAAGCCTTCTTCTTCTTCCTTGTTCGGGTTTCGACGGCACAACCCAAGTTGAAATACGTATTGCTTGATACGAACTTGCAATCCTTTTCCAGTGCGCCACGGTTCCCCTGTTTCACGCATGAACCCTACGCAGATGATTGGTTGGTTGTCCATTCCGTTATCACGGGTGATCCAATAGACAGGACCAATACCTTGAACGACGTTCATTGTGTCTTTGAAAACAAAATAACCACATACAAAAGTGATTACTAATGAAACAAAAAACAGGTATACAGATACAAAAGCTCCAACAACAGTTAATACTGTTGAAGCTAGTCCTAGGAATAATGGAAGGTATAAAATAGCTGTCTTAAACTTATCCAAAGAAAGACTGGTTAAATACCGAATCGTCCCACCCAATGCGATCATAATCCTTACTTCTCGTCCACTTGTTAATCTCTCGCCCCTTAGAGTTTGAACGTGCAAAGTTCATGTACTCATGGTAAGGAACATCGCGGTAAGCGTACACAACTCCGCTTCCCTTTTTTTCATACACCGATCCGTCGGCCCGTTGACGAAGATTTGTAAACTTAACGTAGACAGTCCCTAACTGGAGAGCTGTTTCCTCTCCTCGTCCTTGCTCTAATACAAAACTATGACGCGAAACACGAGTGCTTTGAGAAGGACCCTGACCATAGTTAGAAGTGTCAGGCCAAAGATCTGGCAACGAACTTACTTCTTGAGGAGCAGCTCCTTGGCGCAGTTGTTGGGCAATAACATCGTAATTTGGAAGGGAATAACCGGTATCTTCACCGGTTTCTGGGGCAGCATTGGCATTGTCAACCGCCTCGTTAAACTTCCCCTTACCGTATTGACCTAAGCCTCTTCGTCTAGGCATCATTACCTCTTCTGTTAATTATGAATCCTATCAAATAACTGCGGTGTCACCGTGTAAGAACCATTCATTATTTCCAAGGTAAATAAGAGTTATTGCACTGTATTGATCTCGTGTTTTAAGAAGACCGGTCGAATAGATAGTTACCCCTACATCAGCAGATATCACTATTTGACCAGTTCCTTTTTGTAAAAGACTGACATTGTTACTTGCAACCCATGAAGCATTGGAAGGAGATGCAGGAGGAATGGTAACTGTAATTGTAGACGAATTTGTAAAAAGTAGTAAATTACCTACATCACTATTTTTTAATACATAAGTGGTATCTGGTTGTGTTGTAATTTCAAAATAGTTATTTTGGGCATTTGCAGGATCTGTTGAAACCCAAT